ATAGGCATGGGGAAATCGACGGCGTCGGCGGCATTCCGCCGCGCCGGCATCCCCGTATTCGACGCCGACTTGTCCGTTCATCATCTGCAAGCTCCGGGTGGACGCGCGGTGCCCGCGATCGCCCTGGCTTTCCCCGGCACGGTGTGTCATGGCGTGATAAATCGCTCGCGGCTGCGTGAGGTAGCGCTTGGCGACCCCGCTGCTCTCGCCCGCCTGGAGAAAATATTGCATCCAATGGTCCAGGCCGAGGAACGATCGTTCCTCGCGCGCGCGCGTCGTGCCGGACGGCGCCTTGCCGTTCTTGACATCCCGCTGCTATTCGAGACGGGAGGCGACCGTCGCGTCGATCTTGTCGTGGTAGTCACGGCGCCGCGGTCGGTACAGGAGCATCGAGTGCGTTCGCGGCGGAGGATGTCGCGGGAGGCGATCGCAGCCGTCATCGCCCGCCAGATGCCCGACACCGAAAAGCGGCGACGCGCCGACATCATCATCCGCACCGGACTTTCGCGTCATTACGCGCTGCGGGCGCTACGCCGCCTGATCGCCTCGCTGCGCCAATGACGCGGGCGGTCCTCTTCGACACGGAAACGACCGGGCTGGAGCCACATCTAGGCCACCGCGTTATCGAGGTCGCGGCACTGGAACTGATTAACGGCCTGCCGACTGGTCGGCACTTCCACGCCCTCATTCATCCCGGCCGGGATATCCCCGAGGAGGCCACCCGCATTCACGGCCTGACCGAAGCACATCTCCGCGACAAGCCGATGTTCGGCGCGATCGCGGCCGACCTCCTTGCGTTCCTCGAAGATGGGCATTTGGTAGCGCACAACGCGCCGTTCGACTTTGCCTTCCTAGATGCGGAATTCGCGCGCTCCGGCTTGGACCGTCTCGATCCGGCTCGCATGGTCGATACGCTGACGCTCGCGAAGGTGCGCTTTCCGGGGTTACCCAACAGCCTGGATGCGCTGTGCCGACGTTTTGGGATCGACGTTTCCACCCGCGGCACGCACAACGCGCTGCTGGACTGCAAGCTTCTCGCCGAGGTCTACATCGAGCTGACTGGCGGGCGGCAGCGCGGATTATCGCTGAAAACCGAGCAGCGCGCGTCACCCGTGCTTACTTACACACTGTCCGGCACTCGCGCGGCGCGGCCCATCGTGCCGACCGGCGCCGAGTTGGCCGCCCACGCAGCGTTTCTCGGATCCCTAAGTGACCCGCTTTGGCTCGGTCTTTGAGGCCGGGTCAGACGGGCATCAGCCCAAGGCAACGGCCTCGCTGACCCGCGCGAAACAGGAACTCCACCATCTCGCGCGCGTTCGGCGGAATGCTATGTTTGGCGACCGAGGTCAGACCCCAGAGCTCCTCGACAGCGTCCGCGGCTCCGGCCAGCGCTGGATCGCCGCCGGTCAGCATCAACACGGGGAGTTCGGGATCATGCGCCGCGACCAGCTTCATGACATGGCACCCCTCCTGGCCCATTCCGTCCATGCTCGCCAGTACCGCCATCGGCCGTCGGTCCCGCAGCACCGGAGCGAGGTCATCCTCGCCCAGAACGCGTGCCAGACGCACCCCCAGGAATGCGCATAACTCCTCGATCGCGTGCGACCACTGTGACTGGTCCTCGACGACGACGACGGTGGCCTCCCGAATCGGGGCACCCACGCTAACGCCGGTTCGGTCCACGTGTTCGTCGAAAATCTTGCTGTCAATGCGGCTCATCGGGTCCTCCCGCCGGTTTGCAAGGTTGACCCTCGCGGTCGGCATGGGGGACTGTGCAGAATTTCGAGCTTCCCGCGAAAGCCCCGGTGGCGTCAGTACTTCGTCAAGTCCGTAAATTCAGCGTCAAGGATCGTGAATTCGCGACGAACCCACCGGATGCATGGCTTGCGGAAGCCTCCCGCTGCCTTTGGCAAATAGTCGAGAGGAAAAAATACCTTGACCAACGCCCCAGTTTGAGGTATACATTCCGGTATGCTGACGCTTCGCGATTAGGCGACGGCATCCTCCCCTAATCTCCTAAGATTGCAAATTGCCGCCGAGACCTGGCCCTTCGACGACGATCGCCAGGTCGTCGCCGGACGCTTGTGCGTCTGGTGGGGCGGGCGTATTCACATCCCCTGCCCTAGGAGAGTGGGCACGTCACGTGCTCGCCCCATGGGGCTACGAGCCCGCACCACACCACCGCCTGCTTCTTGGACTGCTGGATCGCGTGAGCCTGGGCGAGATCGATCGTCTCATGGTGCTGATGCCGCCTGGCTCGGCGAAATCCACCTATGCTTCCGTCTTGTTTCCGGCCTGGTGGTTCGTTCAGCATCCGTCCAGTTCGGTCATCGCCGCCTCGCACACGGCTGACCTCGCCGCCCACTTCGGTAGGCAAGTTCGCGCGCTGGTCGCGGAGCACAGTGCGATCCTCGGTTATCGGCTGGCCACCGACAACCGCGCTGCTTCACGGTGGCAGACATCCTCCCGCGGAGAGTATTTCGCGACCGGCGTGCGAGGTCCGATGGCCGGCCGCCGAGCGGATTTGGTGATCATAGACGACCCGATTAAGTCCTTCGGGGACGCCGAGAGCGCGATGCGGCGCGAACGGCTCTGGGACTGGTATCGCTCCGACCTGACGACGCGCCTCAAGCCTCGCGGCCGGGTTGTGCTGATCATGACGCGTTGGCACGAGGAGGATCTGGCTGGAAGGCTACTTGAACGGAGCTCAGCCGAATGGAAAATCATTCGCCTCCCCGCGCTCGCGGAAGGAGATGACCCCCTCAGCCGAGCGGTTGGCGAACCTCTTTGGCCGGAATGGGAGGACCGCGAGGCACTCGATCGCAGGCGGAGCCTTGTGGGAGAGCGCATATGGGCGGCTCTTTATCAGCAGTCGCCGCGCCCCTTGCAGGGGGCTCTGTTCAAGGTTGCCCATATCGAAGTCGTTGACACCGTACCACGTGGGCTCCTTGGACCGACGGTGCGCGCCTGGGACCTTGCGGCTACCGTTGTTCACGGCGGGAACGATCCGGACTGGACGGTCGGGGTAAAGGTCCTGCGGGATCCATCCGGACGATGGATTGTGCTCGACATAGTGCGTTTACGTGGCAGCCCCGGAGAGGTCCAACAGGCGATCTCTCAGGCTGCCGACGTCGACGGCCGGAGTGTTGTTATCGCCCTGCCTGAAGACCCCGGGCAGGCCGGCAAGGCCCAAGTCGCCCATCTCGCAAGGCGGCTGGCGGGCTACAACGTCAAGGCGTCCCGCGAAACAGGATCGAAGACGGTGCGCGCGACCCCACTTGCCGCGCAGGTCGAGGCAGGCAATCTCGCTCTCCTTCGAGCTCAGTGGAATCATACGCTGATCGAGGAGCTGCGGGATTTTCCCTTCGGCCGCAAGGACGACCAAGTTGATGCGCTCGCGCGCGCATTCCATCTGCTCTCCGAGAAGCCAGTCGAGTCGCGTCATATTTTCGTGCCATTTGTCGATAGATAGCCGATGGCTTCGAGCTAGTTCACCGAATGGGACGTCATGTTCGATACTATATGCGATCTCATACCGCGGGATCCGGACTATTCACCGCGGTCGCGCGCTCTTGAAATTCTGAGGCGCGCCCTCAACGGGACTCTGTACGACGTTTTACCGTACCAGTTCCATGAGGAGCGTGGCGCGGGCGGCGAGTACATCCCACTCCGAATGCGACGGCCGTCCGTACGCTATGCGCTGTCGCGAGTAGTGGTGGAGGACAGCGTCTCCTTGCTGTTCAGCGAGGGCCACTTTCCGACAGTCGATTGCGCCGACCACGTGGTGCGGGAATTCCTTGCCGATATGGTGAAGGAAACCCAACTCAATCAGGTTATGACGGACGCCGCCGTGAAAGGCTCGGTTGGGTCGGTCGCGATCCTGATGAGGGTTCTCAGCAGCCGGATTTTCTATGACGTGCTCGACACCACGTTCTTGACCCCGGCCTGGAACCCGCAAGCACCCGACACGCTCCTCCGCGTGACGGAGCGTTACAAGGTTCCTGGCAGCATCTTATCCTCGAGCGGTTACACCATCGACGATCCTTCGATGGACTACTGGTTTATGCGAACGTGGGATGCAAATGTCGAGACGTGGTTCATACCGATGCCGGTCGGCGGCAACGGCGGGGGAACCGTGGACGAGAGCCGCACGGTGCGCCACGGCCTCGGGTTCGTTCCGATCGTCTGGGTGCGCAATCTTCCAGGCCCCTCCGCTTCAGGCGATCCGAGCGACGGTGCCTGCACCTTTCGTGCAGCTGTCGAGACGCAGATCGAGATCGACTACCAGCTCAGCCAAGCGGGACGCGGGCTTAAATACAGCAGCGATCCCACTCTGCTTATCAAGGAGCCTGCGACCTCCGACACTGAGATCATCAAAGGTGCTGGCAACGCTCTTGTCGTCAGCGAGAAGGGTGACGCCAAGCTTTTGGAGATTGGCGGGACCGCCTCCGCTGCTGTTCTGGAATACGTCCGGACGCTGCGCGAGTTGGCTTTGGAAGGTGTCCATGGCAATCGCGCAAGCGCCGATCGCCTCACGGCGGCGCAGTCAGGTCGCGCGTTGGAGCTGATGAACCAGGGTCTGATTTGGCTCGCCGACAACCTGCGCGTGAGCTATGGAGAAGGCGCTCTTCTCGCGCTCTGCCGGATGGTGCTGCGCGCTGCGGCGCTTTACCCGCTGCGCGTCATGGGTCAACCGGCACCCGCCGTGGAGCCGAGTGTGCGGCTCACGCTAAAATGGCCACGCTGGTATCCGCTTACCGCCGACGATCGCCAAAAAGACGCGCAGACACTGGCGGTCCTCGTTAGCTCCGGCCTGATCAGCCGCGATACCGCGGCCAAGGCAATCGCGGACACTTATGACATCGACGATGTGTCCGCCGAGCTTGCGCGCGTCGCGGCGGAGCCGGCTGATTCCAGGAGCGAGTAATGCCCGAAAAGGAAACGAACTTGCCCATCCAGCAGGACGCTGCCGACGTCCTGATGGAATTACGCTCGCGCGCGGAGGCACTCGAGCGCCAGTTGGTGGAGGTTCGGCAGCAGACCGAGGCGCGCATCGTACGGGCCGAACTGAAGGCAGAGGCAATTCGGGCCGGCATCGTGGACCCCGATGGCCTGAAGCTGTTGGATACTGCCGATATCAAGCTGAACAAAGACGGAGAGGTCGAGGGAGCAGGCGCCCTTATCACCGAGCTCAAGCGCGCCAAACCCTGGCTGTTCGGCGCCACATTGTCCTCCTCCAGTGCGGCAATTGCCCCGCCCGTCATCCCCCTCCGACAGAAACTCGCAACGGAAATGTCCGATGATGAGTGGCGCGCCGCCCGCACAGCTATGCTGAAGCGTCGCAGCTGATTTCGTTTTTCCATCCAAGGCCGCGGCACGCCAATAGAGAGCGATCCGGCCTCGCGGGAAGGGACCATCGCATGAGCGTCGGAGCCGTCCAGCCGTTTCAACCGTCCTACACCGTGTCTCTCACGGCCAGTACGATCGCCGTCACGCAAACGCTGCCTGCGGCGGGCACCTCCGTGCTCGTAACAAATGCGGCCAGTGACTACACCTTCGTCCGTCTCGGCACACCTGGTGTCCTTGCGACGGCAAATGACATTCCCGTTCCCGCCGGTGCACGCCTCCTTCTGCATGCGCCAGAGCCGGTTAGCGCGATTTCGGTATTGCTAAACAGCGGAACCGGCACGGTGTTCGTGTCTCGCGGAACGGGCACGGCGTACTAAGGGGTTGTGGATGAAAAAGACAATTCCAGCCGCGTTGGCAGCTTTGCTGACCGCAACGAGCGTGTCCGCCGCACCCAATCTCTACAGCCAAGGCCAGGTCCCGCCGAACCTGTCGGTCCTCTCGATCTCAACAGCCTCAGTCCTGAATGTCCGCGGTTTCGGCGCTGCCGGGAACGGCACGACCGACGATACCGCCGCTTTCGCGGCCGCGATCACGCGTGTCAACACGCTGCTTGCGGCCGGCACTCCCGCGACCCTTTATATTCCAGCTGGCGTCTATCTCATCAATGGCGCGACGTCGCTGCCAACGTTTACCCGCGGGGGCTCTCTTATCGGCGACGGTCTACACAAAACGTACATCAAGCTTGGCCCTTCGTATTCGGGGGACCTGTTCTCATGGTCCGAGGCCTGGGCTCTCAATGCATATAACGGCACTAGTCTAAGCGTCGCCGCGGACCAGGCGGGTCCTACGATCAAAGGGCTGACGGTCTTGGGATCCACCGGTTCGCCTAACCAACAGAACGCGTTCGTCTTTTATGACCGTGACGATTTCGTCGACATGCGCGATGTGGCCGTCTATTTTCTAAATGGACGCGCGCTCTATATGGGCGTTGCGAAAAATGTTCCGGGCCACGCCTACGTGAGGGAAAGCAGGTTCACGGATCTGATGTTCTGGATGTGCGGTACTGCCAGCGTCCCCGCAGTGGAAATCAACAGCGTCGGCCCTGCTGGCGAGGACGCGACGAACGAACTCTCGTTTTACGGCCTCGACTTGCTCGCACCGGTTGGCCAAGGCCTGGTTATCCGAAACAGCAATGCCAGCATCCCGGTGCGGCTCATTCGCTTCTTCGGGCTGCGTGCCGAGGGTGGCACAACCGGGGGTGCGGGCGACCTCGTGGTAATCGGCGATCCGACGTTGACTGGCAACGTGAACAACATCCAGATTTACGGCTTCGAAAGCAACACCGCCGCCTCCGGCCATACGGCGCTGCGTTTCACTGCGCCATCGGCCGCCTCCGCACCGTACAATATCGTTGTGGAGGGCTCAATTCCGACCAGCAATGGTGATGGTGTGCACGTCGACGCAGGCCGCCAGATTCGCCTTCTGCTGTCCGACGTCCACACACCAACCGGCACGGGCATCACTGTTGGACCCTCGTCGCTCGTTGGCCCGAACATCGAGGTGGATGGCGACGGAGCAGAGACCGCGTGGACATACAACATCGACCCCACCTCCGTGCAGAATGTCCGTACTCCCGCGTATCCACTGCTCGGCAATCCGGCGACCGGAATTGCCCGCGCGATCACCGCCGGCCCACCACCGGACGGGACGGCTATCGGCGGTAATCCACGCGGGGCCGCGGCTGTGGACTTTCAAACCTCCCGCCTCGCCGGCTATCAGGCCGCGACGGGTCCCTATTCGGCGCTTCTCGGTGGCATCGACAACTCGGCGCAGAGCACTGGGACCGTCCAGGTCGGCGGCCAAGGCAACGTTAACTCGGGCTTTTTCGGATTTGGCGGGGGCGGCCAGGCCAACGTGATTAGCGGATTTGGCGCCTCGGTCATCGGAGGCACATTCAACGCGGCGACCGGGGCGTTCGGCGTGATCCTAGGGGGCAACTATGCCACCGACCGTGGCCGTTTGGGCACGATCAATTACGCGTCTGGCAACTTTACCGGCGGCGCGGCGGGCGACGCTCAATTCATGGTGGGCGTGCTGCGTGGCTCGATCGCCAGCGGCGCCTCCGGTCAGCTCACCGCCGATGGTGTCGCCGCCGGGAGCGCCAATATCCTGAACCTCACGTCGGGGATGGCCGGAACCTATCACGGCTACGTTACCATCCGCGATACCGTCACGGGCGCCATGTACAGCTTCTTTATCGAATTCGGCGCCAAACGGCCAAGTTCCGCAGCCAGTACCGCCGTAACTTGGAAGAACATCCTCGCGAAGGGCGGGGATGCCGCTCTCGCCAACGTCACGCTCAGCCTGAGCGCCGATACTGTCAACGGCGGCGTTACCTTGACCGCGAACAACTCCGTTTCGCCGTCCGGCAACGCGCTGCACCTCTCCTTTACCCCGATTGGGGCGGAGACGCAGTAAAGCCGGCCGCACCGCCCACATCAGGGCCACCTGCGTCGACAATCTCGAACCCGTTCCCGACGGGACGGTCCGCTGGCTTCCAAGCCGACCGAAGGACGATGCGCGTCCTTCGCTCCACTCCACTCGTCTCGCAGAGGACACTTCCGGATGGGAATCTCCAGCTTTCCAGCGGCCTTGCAGCTCATCATCCAGCAAGGCTTTCTCGAGCGTGAGTTCCAGCACGCGCTGAACTCGCGTCTCGGGTACCGCGCCTGTGCCGACCGCGAGGAAATCGCCGTCGGCATCGGTGAAACCCTCACCAAGACACGCGCTGGCCTGAAGCCTTCAGTCGTCATTCCACTGCCGCCCGCGTCGAATACCAATTTCGACAATGGCTTGACGCCGACGACCTGGGGAGTGGAGCAGTACACTCTCACCATGAACCATTACGCGGCTACGACCGACCTCAACATGGTCACGAGCCGCGTCGGGATCTCCAGCCTCTTTCTACAAAACGCCTTCGTGAATGGTGAGCAGGCCGCCCGCAGCCTCGACGAGTTGGCCCGGAACGCTCTCTTTGCAGCCTATTTCGGCGGCAATACGCGTGTCAGCATCGGTCTCTCCAGCGCCGCACCCGCGCTATCCGTCGACGACGTAAGGGGCTTCACCACTGCCTTTGTCAACGGCGCACAGCTCCCCGTGAGCGTATCGAACCCGCTCACGGTGACCGTCGGGTCCGACGCCTACACGCTCATCGGCGCGACCACGGACATCGTCAGCACCTCGACGGCGCCGAACGGGATGTCGGGCACGCTCACATTCTCGGGTAACGTATCCGTCTCTGACGGTGTGATCGGTAGCACCGTCATGGCGCCCAATGCATCCGTGATTCTCCGGCCAGCACAGCGTGGCAACACAGCGCAACTGCTTGCCACCGACAGCTTGACCATGGGCTCGTTGCTCGACGCCGTGGCCAAACTGCGGCTCAACGCGGTGCCGGAGATCGACGGGGTGTACAACTGCTACCTTGACCCCGTATCCGCCCGCCAGCTTTTCGCCGACCCTGACTTCAAGCAGCTCTTTCAGGGCGCCACCTCAGCGAACCAGGTCTTCCGCCAGGGTATGGTCAACCAGTTCCTCGGCCTGCGCTTTATTCCGACGACGGAGGCGTATGTCCAACCCCACCCCACGCTAGGTGGGTTGTTGGTCCGCAGACCGATCATCTGCGGGCAAGGCGCGCTGATCGAGGGTGATTTCGCCGGCATGGCCGCAAACGACGTGGCGCCGAAGGATTCCATCATCAGCATCGTCGATAACGTGGCCATGGTAACGCGCGAACCGATCGATCGGCTGCAGCAGATCATCGCTCAATCGTGGTATTGGATCGGTGGCTTCTGCGCACCGTCGGACACCACCACGAACCCAGCGACGATCCCTACCGCGACGAACGCAGCGTTCAAGCGCGCGGTGATGATCGAACACGTCGGCTGAGCCGGCGCCGGCGAGCGTCGCCGAACGCTTGCTATTGAATTTGATCGTGTTTCTCGTAGCAACGGGTTTGTCGCGGTGTTCACCAACGCGGAAAAGACCGATATCCGCCGGTTCTGCGGGTACCCCGCGTACGGATCGGGCGCGGCAGGTTTTGAGAACTGGCGCTTCTACCAAGTGTACGGCGAATTAGAGTTCCGCAT